AAGCCCTGCTCTTGCTATGCGTGTGGTAATCCTCGCAAACATTGGAAACAAAAGACTATGCAAGAAAAGAGATTTGATGAGTATGAGATTGAATAATGTCAGCCGATAATGGAATTTATATTCTACAGACTGAAGGTCCAGAATTTCGTGTAGGATGTCATCAGGCTATTGACAACATCTATGGAAACTTTTCCGATGATTCGCTGCGATGGCAAGGTGATCCTGAGGTAATCTACCATTATTTCCACACAGATAAGATGTTTTCCACTCTGGAACAAGCACTTGACTTTGCCGAAACACTCAGCTATAATTATGAATATCTTGAGGATGGAATCTGTGTGATTACCGACTTCAAAGATTGGAATTTTGGAAAACTTGAGGAACAATATGGCAAAGAAGCTGAAGGCAATTCGCGGTAAGTTTGCAGACGAGAAGTATCTTGGCTCCGAACCCGACCTTCGCGGTGATGTTACAGATGCTCAGGTCATTCAGGCCTACAACTGGTATAACTATTTCTATGATTCAGATCAGGCTAAAGACTGGATCATTGAATACTTGAAGGAATTTCATAAGACAGAAAAGGAACTAATCAAAAATGTCAATCGAATTAATCCTCATTCTTGCCGCACTAGCGGTTGGAATTGTCGCATACTACTTCTGGGCGGGAATCTCCCAAGCAAAATCGAACAGCGAAACCTTGAACGTATCCGCGCCCTTGCCTTTAGATCCAACACCAGTGACGCCAGCTCCGACGCAAGCAGCACCGAAGCCGAAGAAGGCAGCACCAAGAAAGAAGAAGTCAAGCAAGTAATCTCAATTCAAGATCGCGTATCTAATCGGGCTAATGACCTGATTGCCGACCTTGAAGTCCAGCTTGACAACTACTATCGTGATGGAACTCAATTTAAGGCGTCAGATTGGCTTTCACAGCATGATGTGAAGCCTGCTATTGCACAGCGCATTGCAGATTATTATAAGCCTCTTTATTCTGAACTCTTTGATGCTCTCTCTGGTAAAGTGCCTGAGTTGCGTGAAGCATATTCACACTACACCAAGCCGAAGCTAAAGGCTTATGTTGAGTTTATCAAGTCTATTGTTTCTGCGGCCGAGACCCGTGCTGTGGTCGTCAAGGCTGCACGAAAGCCGCGCAAGAAGAAGGAAAAACCTGCTTCTGTGGTCGTTGCTAAACTCAAGTTCAAAGAAAAGGATGATACCTACAATGTCGTGTCTGTTGATCCGAAGCAAATCGTTGGAGCTAATCAGCTTTGGGTGTTCAATTCCAAATATAGAACTATTGCTGTTTACAATGCTATGGGCCCTGCTGGGCTTAACGTCAAGGGTAGCACACTAACTGGATGGGACGAAAAGACTTCGGTTGTCAAGACTCTTCGTAAGCCGACTGAACAACTAAACAGGTTGAAAGATGGCGGTAAGATTGTTCTGCGTAAGTTCATGGATGAAATCAAGTGCAAGCCTAAGACCGCAACTGGTCGCATAAATAAAGATGTAGTGCTTGTAAGGATCATTAAATGACAAACGTATTTGAGTTTCCGAAGAGTAAGATCGTTCGTGAAGTTCCTCTAGACATTGAAGAAGTAGAAAAAGCAAAAGAAAAAGGCAAGCAGAACTATGCTGATGGAATGACTGAAGAGATTTCAACATTCATTCTAGCCGAACTTGAGAACTTTGGTATTGATGCGGAAGCCAAAGAATTTACGAAAGACTTTATCTTTTTGAATGATGTTGTAAAGTGTCTCATATACCGTAACATGGGACTACAACATAGTCTTCAAAACTTCATAGACGAACACGTACAAATCGTAGAACTAAAAGACGGCAATCCAATCGCAGAAGATGAAACAATAGGGTGAACTGTGGCTATTTTGATTGACCTGAATCAGGTCTTGATTTCTAATTTAATGCAACAAATTAATTCCAATCCAAAAGTTAAACTTGAAGAAAACCTGATCAGACACATGGTGCTGAACAGTCTTCGGTCATACGTTAGACAATTCAAAGAAAAGTATGGTAGCATCATCATCTGCTGTGATAGCAAGAAGTACTGGCGCAGAGATGTGTTTCCATTCTACAAGTCTAATCGCAAGAAGGCTAGAGACGAATCTGGTTTTGACTGGACGCTCATCTTTGAAACGCTGAATAAGATCCGTGATGAACTCAAAGAAAACTTTCCATACAAGGTCATTGATGTTGAAGGAGCAGAGGCTGATGATGTTATTGGCGTGCTTTCAGCCAGACTGTCGCCGTCAGAGGACATTCTGATTCTATCATCTGATAAAGATTTTGTTCAGCTTCAGAAGTATGAGAATGTCACACAGTACTCACCTATTCTCAAGAGATTCGTGAAGACTGATGATCCTCATCTTTATGTTAAAGAACACATCATAAAGGGTGACAGGGGTGATGGTATTCCTAATTTTCTGTCTGCTGACAATGTGTTTGCGTTAGGCGAACGTCAGAAAGTCATAAATAAAAAGAAGCTTGATGAGTGGTTGAAGTTGAAGCCTGAAGATTTCTGTGTGAACGAGAATATGCTTCGTGGCTACAAGCGCAATCAGATGCTTGTGGATTTGGACTATATTCCTGATAACATCTCAGCACAGATCGTTGAGGCGTATGAGAATGTAAAGCCAGGAAACAAGCAGAAGATGTTTAACTATTTTGTTGAGAAGAAGTTGGTAAACCTGATGGAAGTCATCCAGGAATTTTGAGGAAATAATGATAAAGAACGTACATGAAGTTTTTGAAGAGTTAGAAAAGGCATCTACCGAAGATGACGCCAAAGCTATTTTATTCTACAATATGACACCAGGTCTGCGCGGAGTTCTTCGTGCAAATTTTCATCCTGGTATCAAATTCGTAATGAATGAGATTCCTGCATATAGAGAGAATGATGCACCTCTTGGTCTCGGTGACACCTCAATCCATAAAGAAATTAATCGTGTCTATATCTTTGAAGAGAACAATTCAAGAGTCGATCCCAATCTGACACTGGAAAGAAAGAAGCATGTTCTCATTCAGATTCTAGAAAGCCTAGAAGCAAAAGAAGCCAAGGTATTCGCTGATATGTTAATGAAGCGAATTGAAGTAAAACATTTGACCAAGAAGATGATTGAAGAAGTGTTCCCAGAATTCTTCTCATACTGATAACAAAGGTGCCTTATATCATGATCAATCTAAGAAGGTACGATCATGTCAAGGAAATCAAAACTAGCAAAGCTGTTAGAGACAAATGAACAATACGAATACAACACCACGGTTGAGGATTGCCAGAGATGGTTCAACATTCTCAACCGTGAACTATTTGAGAACTCCCTTCCTCCTGTCAATGAAATCGATATACGCTGGCGCCGTGGTGCATACGCATACTATGACTACGACGAAAAGAAACCAGCTGGTATCTGTAAGCTGCTCATGAACAAACGATACAAATCCAAACAATTCTTTGTTGAAGTGCTTGCACATGAAATGGTGCACCACTATCAATATATGAACAACGAAGAGATGGGTCACGGCTCTTCGTTTATGAAATGGCGTGACACGTTCAATAAGAAAGGTTTGAACCTCGTTAGGGATTATAATGATGAAGTATAAAAAGAACTATTACGGCACTCACGAAGACTATGATGATGACGAATATGCTGAACTGAGAGCGGGACAAAAGAGACGCCCGATTCGCAATTGGAAGAAAGCATATTCTGAGAATTCGGAAGAGGCCGATCAGATAGACGATTTTTATAGTAACAAAAAGACTTACAGATAACGTAGCGTAAACAGGTATGCAGCCAAAACATACCTGCTATGCGTTTGATACCATTGAAAATCCGAGTGTCCGATCTTATCTATAGAGTATCGCAACACTGGAGACTATCTCATGGCTATCGCTTGGAAGCAGAATCAGCACGGCTTTGAAGGCACCCAGACTGACTGGTCTGGCTATGTGCTTGAAAAGATTCACGATAATAACTATCGGATCATGTCTGATATTTGGGGTTCTGCGGACTGGGCGCTTGTCTGGGATGCAACTAAAAAGTGTCCCGTCAAGCTTTGCGTCAACGTCTACGATATGAATCCGTCTGGGTGGTCGCCGACTGAAATCGTGGTTGACGCTACGGAAGAGGTAAAGCAGGCTTACCGCGACTGGCAGGTCAAGCGCGAGTATGAACGGTTGCTTGGTAGCGCGGAGATTGCAGCTAATCAGATTGAGAAAGGCTGTATCGCTAAGGTTGTCAAGGGCAAGAACGGCAAGGGCACTGTCGGGAAAGTTGTTGTCATGATGGATGCAACTTACGGTATGGGCTATCGCTCGTCCGTTGAGAAGAAGCTTGCAATCGCGACCTCTGACGTTAAGGTCAAGAAGGCTTTACGTTCGGGTAAAGTTGCTGATGTCTATCAGGACGTGGTCTGGGTTTGGGCACGTAATGTGCAGCGGGTTGATGTCCCGGAGATCAATCAGCATGTGCTGTGGCTTGAGGCCGAGAAGCGGGTGCTACGTACCCACCTCGCAGCATAATCGGCTCTCCAGCCCTCTCCTCCTGCGTCCTAAACAGAGCTAATAAAATCAATCACTTAGCCAAACGACAAATCAATGACTTAGCCCATGTTCTGGCCGCATACCAGCTATGCGGTCGGAACTCTTGAAATTTCTGGGTTCCATACCCATATCTATAGAGTAACAGAAAGAAAGGCACTCTCATGGGTTCTCCCGCTCCTAAGTCCGTCTCCCCCGAAATCCTCGCTGCTCTCGCAGCCGTTGCAAACAAGCCCGTTACGAAACTTCCGGTTGGGGCTGCTGCAAACGTTCGCAAGTCCAAGTATGTCGGCAAGAAGGCTCTTAAGGGTGCTGTTCAGCGCCTGAGCCATGTGGCTAGCGCATATCAGGGTTGATTGGAAATCTCTTGAAATTCCGACTTGCCATACCCATATATAGTATATGATGATGATCACTGACGCTCTTCAAGACCTCAAGAACCTCGCTCTTTCCGGCAAATCACTCAACTTCGCGGAAGTTGCAGAAGATTACGGACTCAACCCCAAGTTGCTTGAACGCAAGTTTCACGAATCGTATCCCAACGGGGTTGTCGCGCTTGAATCGCAAGCTGAATCGCTTCAAAAGCGAATCGATGCAAACGTTGAAAAGTGGTGTTCGTACTACGGGGTGCCCGTCTCGGCTACGAAGGTCATGAAGATTCGTGGTGTCACGTACACTGTGCTTTGCACAATCACTGGTGCAAAGCGTTTCAAATATGCGGCTGTGTCTCACAAGGACGGTCGTGCTGTTCGTCTCGCTGCTTAATCAAGAGGTACAAAATGTCTCGCATGTATCGTTTGCCCAAGTCAGCCCGTGAAAAGGCTAAGTTTCACGAATCTGTCGTGAATCACTCAAATGCTAATATTCGTATCGCGGCCGATAATGTCGCGCTTGCTCTCAAGGCTGCAAAGTCTGGCAATGTGCAAGACCTCATGACCTATCTGAGTCTTGCCCAGATGTTTGCTGAGAAAGTAAGCTTCGTCAATCCCGAGGAGAATCTTCGCTAATGGCTAAGTCTCGCAAGACTGTTGAAATTGACCTGCTGTTGGATTATGCCAACGGTTATCTGTCGGCTGACTGGCAGGGCGGTGATGCTGAAACTGAAAAGTGTCGGCGTCAGGGCTTGATTGACATGCTGGAAGCTGCTCTTCATGGTGTCGGTCGTTATCGCGGTTATGTCTATCTTGATCAGAATCAGATCACCAAGTCCAAGCCCGGCATTCGCTGGGTTGACGGGCAAGCACCCAGACACACGTTTCATGAAACTGATCCCACTCGTCGGAGGTATGCATAATGCTTGACTATCGTGATCGCAGCCTTGAGTTCGGCGCAATCTTTGTGCCTGCTCTCATGCTCATTGCCATGGGCTTCTCTATCGGTCTTTACATTGGATATAGGTATCTCTGATGGGTTACTACAAAAAAGAAATTATGGACGTTAAAGAATTGATCTGGTCTGCCCTTGAAAAAGGATTTCGTGATCCAGAAGATATTTTTCAAGAAGTCCGAAAGCACAATCGGCGAGTGAGTCGTATTGCTGTTCAAGAACTTTATGATGAAGTTTGGAATAGCGACCAGGCGGCTGAAGCTTTTATTTGGTATTGACAATATGAAAGTTACCAGCTATTATATGCAGGTAAATCAGTAACAAACACAGGAAAACACACATGTCTAAGATGGCTGCTCATTTCGTTGCTCTTGAATTCCTTAAGTCTAAGGGCACCGCTACTCCCGCAGAAATCAATGCCCACGTTGGCAAGGGTAACTATGCAGCCAAGTATGTTTGCTATCTCAAGCTTTATGGCTATGAGATTGAGACTGTAAAAGACGGTCGTACCGTAACCGAATATAAGTTCATTTCTGACGGCGACTCGGCTACCCGTAATTTCAAATGGGTTGCACCTGCTGACCGCGGTAAGGTCAAGACGCCCAAGGTCAAGGCAGCTAAGGTTGCAAAGCCGAAGGCATCTAAGCCCGTCAAGGTGCGGCAGTCTAAGCAGACGCCGAGTGCGCCTGTCAAGAAGGCCGCGCGTAATGCGCTCAAGGATCGTGCTGACGCTGAGGCCGACCGCTTGCTGGCTGAAATCGGCATGAAGAACGGCGGTGAATACGCTGGTGGTACCTACTCTGTTGATCCCGACTGGGACAGCATGGACGGTATTGATGTTGCTAACTTCCTCAAGTAAGGAATAAAAATGTATCGCTATTATCCTGAAGTTGACGTTTCTGTTTTGATGCATCGCACCATCACCAATCTACAACAGAATGGTTATGACGAATTGCTGTTCACCATGGACAATGGTGACCGCTACATCATGTATCATTCACAGGACTGTTGTGAGTATGTGCGAATCGAGGACATTGATGGCGACCTCAATGATCTTGTTGGCTCACCCGTGCTGCAAGCAGAAATCGTTTCTGGTGAAACCCAAGATAGCTGGGAAGAAGATGAACGGCAAGATTCCTACACCTGGACATTCTACAAGTTTGCGACCATCAAGGGTTCCGTAACCCTGCGTTGGTTAGGTGAGTCCAACGGTTACTACTCTGAGCGTGTTGATTTTGGAAAGGTTGAAGATGATGAATAAACGTTGGTTACTTGCAGGGCTTGCTGCTCTGCCTTTTATCGGTGTTGCTAATGCATCTGGTAAGAACTCTGCTTCGTGGCGTGTTCCTGCTGGTGTTAAAAAGATCCGTGTTCGGTCTTGGAATGCAGACGGCAGCAAGGATCTAGACAGGACTCTGAGTGTAGAGCCTGGTGATGTTTTTCGTATTGATGCAATTGAGGAATAATGAAATGATGAAGCGTGTTTTTTCTGCTCTTGGTATTGTTGGTGTGGCTCTCAGCCTTGGTGCATGTACGGATGCTGAAATGGCATCACAGAACATCTCTAAGGCCGCGGACTATTTTGAGATTAATCGGCGTATCATCTTCTACAATGGTATCACCGATAACTACATGCTGACCATTGAGGGTCGATGTTCCATCAAGAAGGACAATATGGACAATCAGCTTGAAGTGACATGTAAGACAAGCCCGACTGAATATAAGAAGCATTTTCTTGGTATTTCCGATAACGTGACTTACTTCGTAGAACAGTTGGAAAATGCCAACGTGAGTGTCTATCAGTATCGTGTGGTGTTCAAGCCGTCTGCTATTATGCCTGACATTGAGGTAAAGTAATGAATGCACAACTGTATCAAGATACCGATGTAAGGGTTATTGACCAGCGTATTGGTATGGGCATTGGTGGTCTTAATACAGTTATTCGGCTGTATCATAAGCCTACTGGTATTCTTATTGAAATGCCTCGCTTGACTAGAAGTCAATATTATGATAAGGTATTAGCCTTTGAGATGCTAGAATATGCGATATTAGGAATAAAAGAATGAGTGATATTATTAAAATTGCAGATGAACGTGGCGAGTTTGTCTATCTTGAGGACGGATTTCTTTATTATGAGCCAAAAGGTGCTGGTGTTATTTCCGCGCACCACTTACGAACCCTTGCAGATGAACTTGATAAACGTAATAAAAAGTGGAGCGAAGAAATAGATGAATATTTTCGCAATCAGTCAGGATCCTAAGCAAGCCGCTGAGTGGATGGTGGACAAGCATGTGGTGAAGATGGTTTTGGAGACAGCGCAACTCCTGTCCACCGCTCATCGGTTACTTGACGGCACACAATATATTGACAAGACCAAGACTGGTCGGAATGTAAAGCGTTGGCGTTTGCCTGATGGGCGTGAGCAAGTGCTGTACTCTGCGACACATATCAATCATCCGTCAGCCGTGTGGTGCCGTGAGACTAGCGACAACTACAAATGGCTGTATCGGCATTTTCTAGCACTGTGTATGGAATATAAACATCGTTATGGTAAAGTACACAAGTGTATGGATATGTGCGACCATCTTTGTTCGTATCCTCGCTATATAAAGTTAGGTGATCTGACTCCAGTAACACCCGCAATGCCTGATGAATACAAAGTGCCTAATGATCACGTAGAATCCTATCGTAACTATTATCGTATTGCAAAAGAGAGAATGCACAAATGGACGAAGCGCGAAAAACCCATCTGGATCTAATCAAGAATCTTCGCTTTCAAGATGATCAACTATGCGAAGATGCTGCAACCAAACTTGAAGAAATGATGGCCCTGTTAGAGAAGCAGCAGGTCATCATTCGTCGTATATATGCAGAGAAGCTGCCTGACACTTGGTTCGTGTGTGGTGAACTCGGCGAGAAAGATCAAAACAATCTGCCGAAATATATAGAAGTATGCCCTGCATATGGTGCAGACTGGTCGCAGATATATGAACGAACTGATCGCACAATTGGTGGAATGGGCAGCTAGAAAGGATACTAAATAGTAGTATGATTTATTCATTTATAGATACTGAAACCGAAGAAGAGTTTGAATTGGAAATGACCTATGATCAACTCAAGGTATTTCTAGAAGCTAATCCAAGGTTCAATCAAACATTCGTAATGAACCTTGGTGATCCCATTCGCATGGGAGTGACAAAGCCGCCTTCTGATTTCTCAAAATATGTTTTAGGTAAAGTGAAAGAAACGCATCCATTAGGCGGTGCTGTAGAAAGAAGATATACGATACCCAAAGAAGTATGAGTATCAAATATAAAAGACGAGTTTCAAAAGGAGGCAGTCACGCAGGTGATTCGCCTCCTTTTGCTTTTACAGGAGCTAAAATGTCTAAGAAACCAAAGAACAAGACTAACAGACAACAACCAGAAGCACAAAAGCAGGCTGCTCATTTTGAGTTAAGACACATTAAGCCGCTTACACCAAATCAGGAGAAAGCATTTAATTCATACAAACAAGGCTATCATCTCATGCTTCACGGTTTTGCTGGAACAGGCAAAACATTCTGCGCTCTCTATCTTGCTCTAAATGAAATCTTGACAGACACATCAATATACAATAAAATAATCATTGTGCGTTCAGTTGTGCCTTCCAGAGACATGGGATTTCTCCCTGGCTCTATGAAAGAAAAGGCTGCTGTATACGAAGAACCATACCGCGAAATCTGTGATAGTCTATTTGGACGTGGCGATGGATACGATATACTGAAGATGAAAGGTATTGTTCAGTTCACAACAACATCGTTCTTGCGCGGCATTACATTCAACAAGGCTATTGTGATTTTGGATGAAAGCCAAAACCTGTCATTTCAGGAAGCTGATACAGTGATGACTCGTATGGGTGATGAATCCCGTATCATTGTGTGTGGTGACTTCAGACAGACAGACTTGGTAAAGAGATACGAACAAGAGGGCATCACACAGTTGATGGCCATCACTAAAAGAATAAATACTTTTGGACATGTAGAGTTTCAGAAGGAAGATATCGTTCGTTCTGGGCTTGTTAAGTCATACATAATTCAGAAGGACGCAATGGGGCTATGAAAACATTTAGACAATATCTAGAAGAGCAGCTATGGACTGCCATCAAACTACCAGACGGCACAATCAAGAGAGGAAAGTTCCCTCATTCATCTCATGAAGAGATCCGTGACAAACATGATCTTGAAATAACAAAAGACCATAAGATGGGCTTCGTAATGGTCAAAGATGGCAAGAAGACATTCATGGATCGCTCTGAAGCCGCGAAGCATATTGGTCGTCAAACTGATAGAGCAGACAGCACACACTTGAAGCCTCGCGACGAAATCAATCGTGATGATGACGATCCTTTTGCAGGAAGTTATGCTTCACCTGATCAGATCAAATCAAACGTTTTAGCAATGAGAAAGTTTGGTACAACTCTCAGTGAAGGCAATCCTCTTTCTCGTATGAGAACTCTTGAAAAAGAAGGGCGTCATTTCATTGCAATATCAACTGAAAGACCAGGTCTAACAAAGAAGCAAGTTGCAAAAAGAAATGAAGAACTTGTGTCTATGGCAAGAAAAGCTGGCTTTGGTGTAAGAAAAGCTGAAGGCAGATATGAAGGCGGTAAAGAATCATCACACGTTATTCATGCCCGCGCGCCCGGTCGTGAAGCTGGTGCAGAGCTTGTAGCATTTGGTCGTAGTGCAGGAAAGCACTTTGATCAAGATTCTGTCTTGCATCACAACGGTAAAACTGCTAGACTAATAGGTACAAACACAACTGGTTTTCCAGGTATGGACAAATCAGAAAAAGTTGGTGGTAAACTCAAGTATAATAATCCAGAATCACCATTTCAAACTGAACTAAGACCATCTAAGAAAAAAGCGCCTGCGCGTTTCACTACGGAGTAAATCGTGAGTTATAGTGAAGATTGCCTAAAGTATATTAAAGAGTGTATGACTAAAGAAGAACGTAAGCCTGTTGGTATGTTTGGCACTTGGGCATATTACGAGCAAAAGAAAAAAGAGTACGAGAAGAGCAAACACAAAGAATAGCTCTAGCAGGATACTAAAGAAATGAGACGAGACATGAAGACATTTAGACAATTCTCGCGTATGAGAACTCTTGAAGAAGAAGAAGGGCATGACTTTTTGATTGAGGTGTTTGATAAACCTTGGAATTTGAAAAAAGTTAAAAGCGATGATAATTTGCATAGTGCATTAAAAGACTCGTTAAATGATTCACACCCTGGACATAGAGGGTTTGCTTTATATAAAGCAACCGATAATAATGGAATACATAAAGGCCATATAATGGAATTTTCTCATAACGGAGAAGTTCAAATTCATCACTTAGATGATAAATTAAGATCCGGTAAAGTAACAAATACTAGTGGTGGTCCAAATACAAAATTTATAGGAACAATAAAAGCAAGAGTACAACATCATGTGGATAATAAATCAAAAAATGTGAGAGTATATGGAAAATCAGGAATGATTCATACTTATCACTCTTTATTTAAAAGAATATTTAAGGATAGATATCATGTAAGTGATATGGAAAAAGATGAAACAAATCCATTTGCAAACGCACATTCTTTCAAAATTTCACCCTCTAAAAAAATAAAAATAGAAGAATTAAAACAATACTTGGAAGAGAGCGAAGCATCAGGTTGGCTCAAACCAAACGGTTCTGCTGTTTTCAACAGAAGCACACGAAGAGATAAAAAAGGCAAGCGTCAAAAGTTAACACACGGTGACACATACTCTGACCGCACAGGCGTAGATATGAAAGATACCACAGGTGGTTTCTATCAAGACTATGAAAAACATATTGAAGGTGCTTTGAAAAAAGGATGGACAAGATTTCATATTGAACACGATCCTAAGAGCAATACATTTCATGGTGTAGTTCAAGGGCAACAAAGGTTCAGAAACAAGCCACGACATCAGCAAGCCATTGAGCGCATCAAAAAAGTCATATCAGGCAAAAGCGCAGCATATAAAAAACATAAAGATGAAATAGAAAGATTTAGAGAGTGAAAAAGTTTAAGTATGTTGACGGGCTTCCGGAACTCAAACAACTTGATACTGACGAAAGCACTGGTGAAAGATTCTATATCACACCAAACGGCGTAAAGCTTCCTTCTGTTACAACTGTTCTTGGATACTTCAAGAAGAAGTCTCTCATTGAATGGCGCAATCGTATTGGCAATGAAGAAGCTGATAAGGTAATGTTCCGTGCTTCCAATCGTGGCACTCGCTTTCATAACATGATGGAAAGTTATCTTCGCAATGAAGATGACTATCTAAATGGTATTATGCCTGACATGAAGCAATCTTTCAATGACATGAAAGAAACGCTTGACTTGATTGATAATATACGTTATATTGAATCACCATTGCACAGTGAGAAGCTTGGTGTTGCAGGAAGAACAGATGTCATCGCAGAGTTCGCTGGCGTTCCTTCTATCATAGACTTCAAGACTTCTACAAAGGAAAAGAAAGAAGAATGGATTGGTAATTACTTTGAGCAAGGTACTGCGTATGCTCTGATGTATGAAGAATTGGTAAAAGAGCCGATAAACCAGATTGTCATTCTCATATCGGTTGATTTCATGGAACACCCACAAGTTTTCATTCGTGATAAGAATCAGTACGTTCAAAGCTTGTTGGAAAAAATACACCTATACAAACAGGAAAAATTTTAATGTACTTAGAACCTTGGATGATCGCCACACTTTGCATTGCATTTGGTGCTTGTGCTTATATCAGTAGCCGCAGAGGATTCTCACAGGGTGGTGAGTTCGCATTGCAGTTGCTTGTAGAAAAGAGAATGATCAAGATTACAGACGAAGGTGAGATTCTTCGTTGGACTCCATATGATGATAAGCCGAAGAGGGCTGCAAGAAAGAAGAAGTGATGAAACGTTATGTGATTGGTGATGTGCATGGTTGCTATGATGAGTTGTTAGAACTATATCATAAGATAGACGAACATGCGGATGGTAATTTTAAAATGATCTTTGTTGGTGACTATGTTGATCGTGGTCCGAAATCAAAAGAAGTTGTAGAATTCATCAGGAAGATGCAAAAGCGCGGTGATATTGCTTTGATGGGCAATCACGAAGACATGCTTCTGTTTGGTGATTTCACTTATGCTGCTCAAACACTTGTGAGTTATAATGCTTTACTAATGCCTGAAGATGTGCTAGAATGGATGCGTTCTCTACCAAAGTACTATGAGGACGACACGATCATCGTTGCTCACGCTGGTGCTAATCCTGCATTTCCAATGAATGAACAAACAGACGCAATGCTCTTGTGGTTACGATATGAACAGCATCAACATGCAATGCTTGATAAGCACTTCTATCATGGGCATACACCAAGATTAGGTAAGATTGAGCAAGTAGCAGATCGCACAAATGTTGATACAGCTTGCGTGTTCGGTGGGCATCTAACAGCCGCTATTGTAGGAGATGATGGTAAACCTGAAGGTTTCATTCAGGTACCAGCAAAGAATGGTGTGTATGCTTAAACTACAAAAACTTGAAGAGTTTATCATTACCGAAACAGGAGTTAAAGTCACGATTCTTGTTGATGTAAAGACAATGGGTCGTGAATATGCAGAAGCACATTTGAAATGGCCAAAGATTAGTATAGGTGCGTAAATCACTATATACTATGTTATCGTTGAAGGAATACGAAAAACACTGAGGACTGGGGGGCAGTACCCCACGCCTCCACCAAAGACACACTACCTAATAATAGCGGCGTACCCGTGGGGTTATTAGGAGTCTTGCAAGCTGGTGTGTCTTTGATGGGGGCGAACTAGGATCGACTGAGTGTATAATAGTTGACTGGAGATAACCGTAGGCGACTACGTACAAGCGCAAAACTCTAAATGCAAACGATAACTTTGCACCTCGTATGGCTCTAGCAGCCTAACATGCGCTCGGAGGGGGCGTGGAAACAGAACCCCTCCACCAATACTTTGCGCTAGTGCCAGTTTTAGGCGCATCGTACAATGAACTGGCAAAACGGAACGCCGTGTCTCCGTTGCAACAAACCTAAACACGGCACTAACACACAAACACAAAGGATAATATTATGTCAAAAACACCTTATGAACTTCGCTTTGATCTTCTTGCTATGGCACAGTCTATTCTGACCGAGCAAAGCATGAATATGCGAATCAAGATTGAGAATGATTGGAACATGGCTTGTGAAAAGGCTCGTATCTTGCACGACAAGGGGCGCGATGCTGAATTTCCTGCGTTCCCTTCTGTGCCTTTCTTGGATGAAGATCAGGTCATTGCGATGGCTGAAAAGCTTAACAGCTTCGTATCTAAGAACGACTAATCAATACTGACAGTAATAATAGCGGGGCCAAATCCCGCTATTATATTGATGATCTAAGTTAGAAAGAAATAAAGTAATGAAGAAATTTTTAGCAGTCAGTCTTTTAGCATTAGCACTAGTAGGCTGCAATGAAATGTCAGCGAAAGAGATATACAACATAAGCGTTGATGGTGTTGTTCTCATTCAGAACAGAATAGATGCATCCAATGGTGGATCAGGCACTGGCTTCATTCTTAAAGACAATCAGATTGTTACGAACCACCACGTCATCGGCGGTCAGGGCAAAATTTTTGTGTTCTCTAGCAAGTCTGGTAAAGAGTATGAAGCTCAAGTAGTCTATGCGGATCCTGTTGCAGATATAGCAGTCATTCAATTGAAAGATTGGGAACTCTATGAGAAGAATGAGAACCCTGTTAATCTCATTCTTGGTAATAGTAACTTTATGAAGCCTGGGGATAAGGTCGTAGTTATTGGACATCCTTGGGGATTAACATGGACTGTATCTGAAGGCATTATCTCAGGTAAGCATCGTCGTGTCGGACAAAATCCAAAGTTTGTAGACCAGATTGATGCAAATCTATTTCAAGGAAATTCAGGTGGTCCAATCTTCAATGAGAACGGGCAGATAATCTGTGTGAGCAATATGATGCTTGCAATGGAAGGCGGATCATATGGATTCTGTGTTCCTTCCAATCTTGTGAAGAAGGTTGTTTATGACTTTAACACTCTAGGTGAAGTGCGCTGGAGAGTATTGAACATATCAGCAGACTTGACAGACGATAAGCATTCTGTTATAGTAAGAGAACTAGAGCCTGATGGAGCAGCAGCAAAGGCAGGAATACAAGAGGGTGATATCATCATCGGCTTTTCTTCCGAAAAGAATGCAGCTCAGGTCAAGAAGGTATCAAACCCAAATGATTTGATTACTGAACTAGCTATGCTCTTAGGTGATAAGGAAGAAGTTACTTTATTGATTGATAGAAAAGGTGAAAAGATAATGATCAATGTGAAGACAAATTTCAGAAAGTCAAGCGACTATACACCAGATCCGGGTAAGTGATATGCCTACTAAAGAAGAGATTACCACGTTCTCATTGAGAATAGAAACTCTTGTTTCAGAGAAGTCCATACCTTACATGGATGCAATCTTACTTCACTGCGAAGATACAGGGCTTGAGGTTGAATTAGCGGCTAAGCTTATTTCTGGGGCACTGAAGTCTAAGATTCAGCTTGAAGCAGAAGAACTCAACTTCCTACCAAAGTCAAATACCACAAAACTTCCTTTCTGAGGATACATTATGATCGTTAAAGATGTTTTTGATTCTTTTGAGAGAAAGAAGATTCTACATATGAAGAGCATGGCTAAGTCTCATATGCAGTGGGTGCTAAATGAAAAAATACTTGATGATGTCGGGCATTATCTTGTTGTCTCTGGTAATGCATTTACTTCATGGCATGATCAAAGTGAACTTAAAGACATTGATGTGTTCGTGCTAGGCGATGATGTTGCCAAACACCAACTTCGTACATATCTTGCAAACCGCGGTTTTAAACACAAAGATATTGAATATCTGAAGCAAACGAATCCTGGTGCAACTCATGTTCAAGAAGTTTGGGAAGCCGTAAGTCATGGTAAAAAGTATCAGTTCATCTTTACTGATTATTGGAATCGCAAGGATCTGATCAAAGAGTTTGATTACAAGCATTGCATGGTATCATATGATGTAGGCAAGGACATGATTTACATTACTCGTTCCATTTATGATGCTATTGATCACAAGCAACTAATCGTCAATAATGAG